CCGTCAGGTAGTTCTACCTTCCATGCCTGAGAATCCTTTAAGCCGTTAAGCGTGGTGAATTGTGCCTTTTCGTATAAGAATTTGAAATCAAGGCTATCTCCATAATTCTTAATACCATTTACATACATATGTGCGGCATCGGCTAAGGTAGTTACCTCAATAGCCTCAGTTTCGCCGCCTAAATCAGGAATTTCCTGTAAGTTAGTTAATTCTATTTCACCGTGAAATAACTTAATACCCTTACTAATTTCAGCCATATATATAGCCCTCCTTAATATACTTCTTTCGCTTTCGCTTCATAGGTTAATATCTTTTGTATAATGCTTGATTGATAACTATATAACTCTTGCGCCCCTGTGCGTTTCCATCCCATAGGGCGTAACTTGTTATCAATCTGTTTAGCATAATTGTTTAGTTGCTCTAAATCATTACCCCATACCTTAATTGTATAAGAAATGCGGCTATACCCTAATGTATCCCCTGTTTCCTCTGCTGTATTGCTACGCTCTTGGTAACTGATACAGGGCGTTTGTGTGCCGCTGCTTAACTTCAATTCATAGTGTGTTGGTAAAATGGTTTTTAGGGCTTCTACTAATGTAGGTGTAAAGTCTATCATTTTTGTATAATGCCCTCCCTTAATATTTCTACTATCCTATCCCGGTTATCATCCAACGCAGGACGCATAAAGGGCTGTGGTTTCTGTCCGTAGGTATAATGGGCTTCTAAGCCTTTACCCCGTAGGATTGCTACGGCTTGCTTTGCTTCTTCAAGGGTGTATGATTTTTGCGCCCCTTGTCGTGGTTCGCCGCTATGCTCCACATAAACCCACGGCACATCTTGCCTACCCGGTTTTGTTGGGTGTTCTGCTTCTATGCCTGTGCCATACTCTACATAAGGGGCGTAGAAAAGGGGCGTATATACTACGCCCTCATAATCATCTATACGGCTTGCGATACTACCCGCTAATGTGCCGTCACCTTCACTTAATGCCTGTGCGTTGATTTTCGCTTGACGCTCAACCAATAGGCAAGCCTTAGTAATAGCCTGTTTAGCCTTTGCGGCATCCGCTATGCCCTCTAAACGTTCAAATACGCTTTCTAAGCCCTGTATTTCTAATGACATAGTTATTCCACCTGTTTCAAAAATACTTGCTTAAATCGTCCCATAGGCTGCTTATACATTACTTTTAACCGCTTACCCTCGTATAGAATTACATATTTATCATCAATTTCGGTATCAAATGTAAGCCCTACATAGGCGCAATTAGCGTATAAAATATTTTCTTGCGTTCCTGTGCTTGTGGGATAGATAGAAAGTTTTACTTTTCCTATTGGTTCTGCTTTCGCATCGGGTAGCACTTCCTGCCCGTATGCTTCATTTACTGATACTAACCAATAATCATAAAGGCGCATATTACTATAAATCATAGAAACTTCACCTTTCTTTTGCGGTTTAGCATCATCGTTATATCTGCCGGGTAGCCGTCTAAGTAATTCTCATTAACGCCGCTGTATGATTGCCCTGTTAATCCCTCTGTTCCCATACGGTTTAATTTTACAATAGCCATCTTTTGCGCTATCAATAACAAATCATCATCCAACGCCCTATTACAATATGTCGCGGCTTCTTGCTGCGCCATCTTCAACGCGAGTTCTAACTGTGCGTCACTATAAGCGGCTGCGGCATCCCCCATCAATAATTTAATTTCTTCTAACATTTTCAAACCCCCAATAAAAGGGGCTTGATAGTGTTAGTATCAAACCCCTGTGATTAACCTTTATTAAGCCTTAGTAATCTTAACAATTTTAGTAGCATCGGTAAGGGCTACAACATAGGCAGTGCGTAGATATACAAGGTTCTCGCGTTCGTTTTGAATACGCTCCTGCTCTACCTCTACGTCACGCTTCATAAACAGGGTTACGGCTTCCTTAGTCATAACATAAGCGGCATCGGTTAGGGCATTAGTGTAGATAACAGGCATACCATTTACAGTCGCTACCTGTCCGGTATAAACTACTTCACCCATCTTTGCCGCCTTGTAGTCCTCGTCTTTGCGTAGTTCTGCCTTCCACGCAACAGGGGCAACAATAAACAATTTGGTTTCGTCCTCAATATTTAGCTTAGCCACAGCATCTACAATGCCTTCATAACCAAACTCAGCGACACTATGGGAAAGGGTAGCCTTTTTAACTTCACCGATAAAATCAGCAGTCATTTTATTAACCATCTTTTGATTAGCGCCCTTCATCTGGAAATCAACAATGTTGTTATCCTTCATAAAATCTTCATCGTAGTAATGAAAACGCTGCTGATTCATCTTTACGGTATAATCCTTAGTGCTATAAGTAATTTCACCCTTACCAGTATTACCTTCTCCAATGCCTAATTCTTCTACTTCACCATCATAAACGTAGGTGTTAATAGACTTAATCATACCCGCATTGGCAGAAAGGCTATTATCAATAGTCATAAGACTACGCGCATTAACAGCGGTAGTAAGTAAATCCTTTGCCTTTGCTTCTAAAACCTTATTTTCATAAACAGTATTCGCCATAATCTAAAACCTCCAATAAAATTACCCGAAAACCTTATTAAAGGCTTCCGGGTTGCTTCTTGCTAATTCATTTAGTTCCGCTAAACTCATATTCTTAGCGGTATCTTTTGTTATCTCTGCGGGGCTTGTGTTACCCTTAGGCGCGTTGCCCGCTAAACGCTTTTCTATTTCGGTTTTTACTGCTGCCTTGAATAGTTTATCTAACTTGTCGATATTGGCTTGTGCGGCTTCAATATCATCACCAATAGCAATAATATCGGCAAATTCAGCAGATAAACCGCGAGAACTTAAAACGCTCTTTAATTCGCTGCGGTTCTTTTCAATTTCAAAAGCCTTTACCATTTCTTCTAATTCTGCTATACGGTTATCCTTTTCAGCCTTTTCCCTTTCGCTGCCGTCTAACTTAGATAGGCTTAATTGCTTTTGAAACTTCTTTTCCTGTGTCTTTAACGCCTGTGTAACCCTCTTATCAGTCTCAGCCTGTAAGAGTGCTAACACCTCATCTTGTGTATAAGTCTTAGTTTCTACCTGTTCCGTAGTTTCTACGGTTTCACTAACGTTAGTATTGTTTTCATTCATAATATATAAACCTCCAATAGTTGCGGTATAACTGCCGCCCCTATACTATATTTAGTTGTTTCTTTAACGCCTAACCCCTTAAAAGGCAAATAAAAAAGCCCTATCAAGGCTTTATAACAAACCGACGTTCGGTATGTTTTTACTCAATAACAGGCACAATACAGCATCTACATTTAGTGTGTGCGGGTATTGGCATCTTATCACCTAAGTAAAATACTTGTTCGTGTAGTTTGCCGCAAATATCACATAGGCGTTCATCTTCCTTAGCCCATACTTGTACCTTTTCTATACCCGCATCCTTATAACGCTGTTCCGCTGCCGTTGTCTGTATATGTGCCATTTCAGTTCTAACTAATGCGTCAGCCCTGTTATAACTTACTTGAAACTGCTCCATAAGGCGGTTTTTAAGTTTATCAGGATTAACACCCGCTATCACGCTTTCGGTTAAACCCTCATTCAACGCCTGTTGTAGTTTGTCAGTATTACGCCATATGCGGTTACTCCATGTCTGCCCGTCAGCACACCATATAGCATTTATGAGTTGCTGCGCCTGTTGGGTATCAATATGGGTAAATACTTCCCCGCCCGGTATGGCTACATTTTTATAAACTGTTTGCCATAGTTCCATAAAATTTCGACTATATAGTTTTTCCTGCTTTGCCCCTAACTTTTCTAACTCTTGCGCCAATTGGGCTTGTAGTTTCCAATAGGTATCAAGTTTATATAAGTCTGCGGGGGTTGGTTCGCGTCCCATATTTATAGCACTTTCTGCTACCCTGTTATAAGTATCTTCAAATAGCCTTATAACGGTTTTCATTGTGTGCGAATAGTATTTCTTTAACTGCTTTTCAGTTGCTTCTATTCCCTTATCAGTTAGGGCGTTCTGCGCTCTTGCTTGTCTTTCTATCCAGTAGTTATCCATTAGGCTACATCCTCGTTTTCATCTGCTGCGCTGCCGAATGAATATAAATCCATATTCTTTTGCCGCTGTTCGTCTAATGCTTCAAGTTCTGCGGCTACATCTGGTATAAAGTCAAGTTGTCCTAATAAAGTAGCATCGCTAACTGTTCCCTTTAATGAATTGATAAGAGCAATAGTAGCAGTTACATCCTCAGGTATATTACGCTTAAACTCAATGTTAATATCTCTAAATACTTCTTCACCCAATTTTAAGGACGCTATACCGCATATAATTTCTATACGCCGCTGTAAGGCTTTCTTCATTGCGGCTTCTATTGTTCCTGCCCGGTTTTCCATTCCCGACATCTTATAACGTATGCTGATACCACTACTAACGCCCGACATTAGGGTTTCACTACTATAATCTACACAAGAAGAAATTCTATAAATGCTATCGTGTATGCGTTTAAGGATGTTTTCTACCTGTGCGTCATTGGCGTTTTTAGTTAGCCAACTTGCGGACGCTCCATCAGGCGGCAGGATAATAACCCTGTTTTCCTTCATCACCTGTATATCATCCTTGTCAGTATCAACGCCCGTTAATACTAAATAAGCATCACAAAAGGCTGAGAAATCGTCTATTTCGCTGCTTAATATCTCGTTTGCGGCATCCTGTAAGCCCATAACACAATCATAAATACTTTTTTCATCAGGTAGGCATAAGATATTTGCGGGGCATTGGCTGAAATAATGCGGTTCTTCACTCATAAGCGTTAAATTGCCATTTCTGCCCGTCATTTGATAATGCTTAATATCATAGTTGCTATATACATCTACGTTGTATAAATCGCTTTCATCCCATTCATTAGCCTTATAAAACCGCACAAAATAAAGTAAATCACCTGTTAAACTATCATCACATACACCAAAGCATTGAGTAGGGTTAATAGTTCTAAAACGGGTTTGCCCTGTTGCGTCAATATACATCAACTCTACGCCGATACCATATACAAGCGCATCCAATAGTAAAGAACTATCTGCCGCTGTATAATCATTGTATCTTAGTATATTCATAACTTCTTCAATATCATTATCACTTAGATAACTAATATAGCCGGGTGTAGCCATATAACCGCAGTATGCGTCTGCTATGTTCTTCATATAGTTTATTACCGTGCGGCTACACGGTTTATCAGCATCGGCATAGGTTTTATTTAATATTGCTTGCTTGCCGTCATAGTAGTTTTTATATCTGTGTAAATGCGGCAATACGCTAATATTAAAGCGGTTTAACATCTTTTGTAAGAGTTCCGCTGTTAGTTCTGTATTTGGGTTTATGTAGAACATTTATTCTTTTCACCCCTTTTTCATTCTTCTATTTTTTCATTTACTGTTATAATCATATTTTCACCTGTTTAAATGCCTATGTATCCTGTTACGCGGATATAAGCAATACCAGATTCAGATGGCGGCACAGTCCATTCATAAACGCCATTTTCTATTTTTCCTGAGTCCCAACAATACGCCACATATGCTCCTGATGTAGCAAATATGCCATATCCAGCACTTTTATAATTGGCTACTATCTGCCCTAAATTATTAAATGAACCGTCATAAACATTTATCGCATTGGTATTATATGCTTTTGTTACATCACACCCCGTCACACGCACAACGTCCCCACCATTTACTTTAATATATCCCGTACATGCTCCATCTGCTATTTCTGCTTCTGCTCCGCTTGAACGTATGCGGTATCCATCCTTATAGCCCATGCCGTTGTAGATGTTGCCTTTGTGTCAATAGAAGTAGGAATTAAGTTTGTATAACCGCCTTTCCATACTATTACACCATTTATTTCTATCTGTTTTACTTCCCCTGCGTCAATAGTAATTTTCTTTACGTTGCTTAAATCCATTATGCCAATACCACCTTTTTTGTAATTGTTGTGCCGTCTTTAAGCGTAAACACCCAATTTTCGCTATTTGCCTTTGTCGCGTATGGGCTTAAATCAGGTTTAGCATTGTTAATAGCCGTGTTTGTCTGTGCCTTTGTATAGTAGTTAGATAAATCTGTTGGCGGTATCGCTCCAATAGCATCAGTAACATATTTTTCTGTTGCTAATCCCTCTATACTTGGCACATCTTTTTTCAACGCATAAGGGGATAAATCAACATCAGGTATATTCTCTATTGCGTTATCTACATAGGTTTCACTTGCTAAACCCTCTAAATCTTTTGTTTTCGCGTATGGTGTTAAATCAGGTTTTGCCGCATTTATTGCCGCTGTTGTCTGCTCTTTTGTGTAATAATTACTTAAATCTGTTTTAGGTATGGCGGCTATCTGTTGATTTACATATGTTTCACTTGCTAAACCCTCAGTAGTTGGCAGTTCCGTCTTTTTCGCATAAGGCGTTAAAGCGTTTGTTATTACTGTGTTTGTTTGTGTTTTCGTGTAGTAGTTGCTTAAATCTGTTGCGGGTATTGCTCCAATAGCATCATCTACATAAGTTTGCGTTGCCATATCTGCTATATCTGTTTTCTTTGCGTATGGCGTTAAATCCGGCTTTACCGCATTTATTGCCTTATCTGTTTCTGCCTTTGTATAATAGCCCGTCATATCTATTGTGGATATTGCGTTATCTACATAGGTTTCACTTGCTAACCCATTTAACTGTGTTTGTTTTGCGTATGGTGTTAGGGCATTACTGATTTGGGTATTAGTCTGTTCTTTTGTATAGTAGTTGCTTAAATCTACACCCGTTATAGCATCAATAGCAGTATCAATAGCCGCGTCTGTTTCTTCTTTTGTGTAATATCCTGATAAATCTACATCCGCTATTATGCCGTTCTCTAAGTCTGTTAGCCGTCTTTCTATTTCTTGATAAGTCCAAACCTGTGTTTCTGTATAAATGTAATCATCGGGGCGGCTTCTTTTCTCTACGTTATATATACGCTCTGCCCTTACACATTCGCCGCAATAGGCATAGGCTTTAATAGCCCATACGTTTTGTAGCATTATGTTAGGCACATCTGCCACCATTACCCCATTGTAAGAATACACTTCACATACAAGGGCATCACCTGTGCCGTTATCGTAATGAACGCATTTTATGCCGTCCCCTACTATTACACGTTGGTTCAAATCCCATTGATAGAAGTGTTCCCTGCCGTTATATAGTTCTAACATTCTTTCACCCCTTTATTTATATTGAGAATGTAGCCTTGCTAATTGTTTTTAGTTTAGTGCTTGTATATATATCGCTATAAGCATAGCGGCAAGCATCTATTGCGTGGGAATATTCGTGTGTTGTGTCCTCTGTATATTCTCCCGTTTGTTTACTCTTGATGTATGAAAAGTTGCTTAACTCCATAATCATATTTTTACAAGAGGGATGAACCACAATATTCATATCTTGTAGAAACATTAAGCCCAATTTAACGCTATCTTTACCCTTAGCACAGCCAACAGCGTTAATACCCTCTTGCTTAAAGTATTGGATGCTACGGGGTTCGCTGCTATCTACATATATCTTTGTTTTACCTACGCCCATATCTTTCGCGGCTGCTGCTATGTCTGCTAATTGGCTACCACTTTTATAGTATTCTTTGAATATATAAATAGTTTTGTTTTCCTTATCGAATAACGTAAAGATAATTGCGGTTTTATCTACCCATCCTAAATCTAAGCCGTATCTAAGTTCATAGCCCTTTGCCGCCAATTCCATAGCATCAAAGGATTGTTCCTGCCAATTGGTAATAACTAACCCCTCAGCATCTACGCCCCATTCACCATCGCAGAATATGCGGGCTTTCGCCGGGTTGCGGGTATAGAGTTCTTCCAATTCCGCGATATACTCAGCGTTTAAGAAAGGATTATCCTTGTATGTGCTGTGGATGAATTGAAAGGATGAAGGCGGGTTTATCTCGCAAAAGTCGTATAACCAATGGTTTTTGCTGATTGGGTTAAATGCCATAATGAT